CGGGGAGAAGATCAGCTTCTGAACCTCCGGACAGGAACAATACGCGGAATGAAGAAAGGGGAAAACATATGATGAATGATCTGTATGACCTGCAGCTGTTTGCAGGCGAGGCCAATACCCAGACCACCGGCCACGGCGGCCTCAGCGCGGAGATGAAAACCTATTATGGCATGGAGCTGCTGGAAAACGCCAAGCCCCAGCTGGTACACAACCAGTTCGCCGCCACCAAGCCTCTGCCTGCCGGCGGCGGCAAAACCGTGGAGTGGCGCAAATTCGGCTCCTTTGACAAGGCACTGACGCCTCTGACCGAGGGCGTGACTCCCGATGGCAGCGGCATCTCCGTCAGCTACATCACCAAGGAGCTGGCCCAGTACGGTGACTACACCACCGTGTCCGATATGCTGGACCTGACCGCCATTGACGACGTGGTGCTGGAGATCACAGACCGCCACGGCAGCAACATGGGCCTGACCCTGGACACCGTGACCCGCAATGAGATCCAGCAGGGCAGCCAGGTGATCTACGCCCCGGTGCAGGGGGAGGGCGGCAGCCAGACCGATGTGCTGCACCGCTATGACCTGACGGACAAGTGCAAGCTCACCAGCGAGCTGGTGGCCAAGGCTGCTACCCAGCTGAAGAAGATGAACGCGCCTACCTTCGAAGGGAAGTATGTGTGTATCATTCATCCCAGTGTGGCCTTTGATCTGCGCCAGGACCCTGCCTGGGTGGCCGCCCATCAGTACGCCGCCGCCACGGAGCTGTTTTCCGGCGAGATCGGTGAGCTCCACGGCGTGCGCTTTGTGGAGACCACGGAGGCCAAGATCTTCCGGGGCCAGGACCTGGCCCGGAACAGCCGCACCCTGACCGTCAACGGGAAGGTGGAAAACGCCGCCGTTGTGGGCTTTGACGGCGGCACCGTGGCCGCCAATGCCCTGAAGGGCCGGTATGTGCTGGTGGGTGGCAAGCGCTGCAAGGTGGTGGGAAATACCGCCAGCCAGCTGACCCTGGACACCGCCGTGACGGCGGCGGACAACGACGTGATCTATCCCGGCGAAGGCGGCAGTCAGGGCTGCGCCGTATACGGCTGCCTGTTCCTGGGCAAGGGTGCATACGGCGTGGTGGATCTGTCCGAGGGCACCGAGGTTATCGTGAAGCCCCGCGGCTCCTCCGGCACCGCTGACCCCCTGGACCAGCGATCCAGCGTGGGCTGGAAGGGCATTCATGCCGCCGCGATCCTGTACGATGAATACATGGTGCGGGTGGAGTGCGGCTCCTCCTATTCCGGCGAGGACAAGGCCAACTGACAGAAATGGGGGCGGGCCTTTGCCCGCCCCCTGGACAGGAAAGGAGCGATTCTGTGAAAAAGACCGTTTTGCTGCATCGGGGCAGAAAGAACGAGGAAAACTTCCAGATCGTGTCCGTCAACGGACGCAGCTGGAAAATCATGAAGGGCGTGGAGGTACAGGTGCCCGACTTTGTGGCGGAGGTGCTGGAAAACGCACAGATGATGGCCGACGACGCCCGGCGCTATGTAGACCGCATGGCCAACTGAGAGAGGAGGCACGGTAATGGGGCAGATGACAGCGGGGCAGGTGCTGGCCCAGGTGGATGACCTGCTGCCCAACAGCTATCCGGGAGAGCAGAAGCGCCGGTGGCTGCGGCAGGCGGAGGGTTTCGTGCTGGAGGAGGTAGTCCGGGTTCATGAGGGCGGCCAGGGTGCGGTGCTGCCCGGGGAGCTGACAGACGCGGCGGAGCTGCTGGCGCCGGCGCCCTATGACGGGCTGTACCGCCACTATGTGGAGGCCCAGATCCACTATGCCAACGGGGAGCTGGAGCGGTATAACAACGCCATGGCTCTGTGGAACAACGGGCTGATGACCCTGCGGGACTATTGGTGCAGGGAGCATCTGCCCCGGCGGCAGGTCCAGGCCCTGCGCCTGTGCTGAAGGAGGGAGGAGCATGTATTTTCCGCAGCTGAGCACCCCACGGCAGAGCCGGGTGACGGTGAGCCGGTTTCTGGGACTGGACCGACGGCCCCGGGGGCAGGAGGGCAGCTTCCGGGAGATGGAGAACCTGTGCGCCGACGGGTATCCCACCCTGACGGTGCGCCGCCCGCGGGGCGTGGCCGGAAGCGCCGTCAGTCCCGGCGGACTTACCGTCAAGGAGGGCCTTATCTGGGTAGACGGGCATACCCTGTATATAAACGGCAGCGCCGCGGGGCTGGTGCTGTCGGAGGGGAGGAAGCAGCTGATCAGCATGGGCGCATGGCTGCTGATCTGGCCGGATAAGGCATACATCAATACCAAGGATCTGACGGATTTCGGCAGTCTGGAAAATAAGCGTGTCACAGAGGGGGAGGTATCCTTCGCCCTGTGCCGGCCCGACGGCACGGTATACAGCGGGTATCTGGCGGCGGACGAGGCCCCGGAGGAGCCGGAGGCCGGCAGCCTGTGGCTGGATACCGGCGGCGATGAGACTGCCCTGCGGCAGTACGGCGAGGACGGCTGGATGGAGGTGGACGACGTGTGCGTGGGGCTTCACGCCGCCGGGATCGGCGTGGGCTTCCGGGCCGGGGACGGCGTATCCGTCAGCGGATGCCGGGAGGAGGCGCTGAACGGCAGCTTCCAGCTGCGGGCCGCAGAGGAGGACTGCCTGGTGGTGACGGCGCTGCCCGGCGGGCTGTCGTCCCAGACGGAGCCGGTGACGGTGGAGCGGTCCGTGCCGGACATGGACTATGTGGTGGAAAGCGGCAACCGGCTGTGGGGGTGCAAATACGGCATCGTGGACGGCCAGGCGGTGAACGCCGTCTATGCCAGCAAGCTGGGGGACTTCAAAAACTGGAACTGCTTCGCGGGACTGTCCACCGACAGCTATGCGGCCTCCCGGGGCTCCGACGGGAAGTTCACCGGGGCGGCGGACTATCTGGGAAGTCCGCTGTTTTTTAAGGAAAACTGCGTGGAGCGGGTGTATCCCAGCGCCAACGGGGCCCATCAGATCGTGACGGTGCAGTGCCCGGGGGTGAAGGACGGCAGCGGCGGCAGTCTGCAGGTGGTGGATGGGAAGCTGTATTACCACAGTC